GCACCAGGTGCAGACGCTGAATGTGGCAGGCAACGCACACGTTAGCCTCGAGCCGCTGGTCGAACAGTTGCTGGTGGCGATTCTCGGTGCATGACGGGGAGCACGTCGCCCGGGTAGCAGCCGGCTTCCGGTTGGGCTCGTTGGCCTGGCAGGTGGCGATGCTGCACGACCATGTAGAAGACGGGCTGCTGTCCCCGAGCGATCTGGAGCATATGTACGGCGGGCTGGTTGCCCGCGAGGTGCTGGTGCTGACCCGCCGCAGCGACGAGACGTACGCCATGTACATCGGGCGGGTGAAAGAGCACGGCGGTATTGCTCGACGCGTGAAGATCGCTGACCTGCGTGACAACCTGGCTCGTAGCCGGGTTGACCGCCCGTCGCTGGCGAAGCGCTACGAACGAGCGCTGGTGGCGCTCGGGGCGTAAGTAAACTCTTCGCCCGCCTGTCGAATTTTCCTTGACACTAGCCGCGCGGATGGGCAAGATAGAAGTATGGAAAGCGGACAAAAAATCCAGTCAGTAAAGGAGCGAGAAATGCAGACAGGAATGGAGAAGCTTGCAGATCGGGTAGGCGCCGTCAGGTACATCGAGAACGGAATGACGGTAGCCCTGAAGGCCACCGACAAGCCCTACCGCTTCACCGGACGGAGCCCGAAGGGCAACCTGCGAGCTTTCAAGGCGATGAACGAAGTCAAGTTCGCAGACGTCTACAGCCAGGTGATGCTGGAGGCCAACGACCCGGAGGCTATGCTCGCTCTCATGCAGGAGAACGGCCGCCGGGAGGCGCTGAAGGTGCAGGTCGCCTGATGAAGCTGCAGCGAGTCTCGAAGCCAGGGTTCTGGCAGGGTCGGAAGTGGATCCTGCTCGAGGACGCCACCAGCGAGCAGCTCCGCAAGGAGCTCAGGCGATGGAAGCGGGAGCGTCTGAAGGCACCGATTGACGACGGTCGGGAGCCCAGCCTGTGGGCAATCTGCGCGAAGAAGGTCAGCCAGCTCGAGGCGGAGCTGGGCAGCAGGAAGGAGGTGTAGCAATGATCGTCTGGTTCAAGCCTGCAGCGTACGAGAAGACCCGCCTGGTCCAGCTCGGCGCTGACGATTTCGGTCTGTACGTCACGCGCGGGCGGAAGAACCAGTTCGGCACCGGGCTCGCCGCTCGCGGGGAGTTCACGGAAATGCTTGACTTCCGCCGCTACTGCACGCTGACCCGAGTGCAGCGGGCGGAGCTGTAGGCTAGGCTGGGGGTCGATGCGAGGGCCGCCTCCGGGCGGCCTTTCGTATGCTCAGCCGAAAGGTGAATGGTGAGCACGACCGAAGGAGAGCCAGATGTACCGGTCCGCATCGATCAGATGCGCCGGTTGGTGGCGACGAAGAAGACGAGGATCGCAGGAGCGTTCGTGAATGCTGACGAATCGGACCCGGCGTTGAGCGAGCTGCTCGCACTGCACCGGCTCGAATCAGAGCTCGAGCGGCTGGAGCGGATCCTGCGCGTGCAGCGGTTGACGAAGGGAGCCGCAGGAAGCTGATGCCGACGCCCGGACGCAAGCCGAAGCCCGCCGCCCAGCGTCGCCGTGAGGGGAATCCGGGCCGGCGCCCGATCAAGGAGTCGTTCGAGGCGACCGGAGCGCCTGAGAAGCCCGTAGGGCTCGGCCCGGAGGCCGAACAGGAGTGGGACCGGATCGTTCCCGCGCTGGTGCAGGCCGGGATCGTCGGTCGGGTCGACGCCGGCACGCTGACGGCGCTGTGCGTGCAGTGGGGTGTCGCCGAACGGGCACGCAAGGTGGTCGCCGAAGAGGGGCTGGTCGAGGTGGGTTCGACTGGACAGATGGTCGAGCACGCGATGCTGAAGACGATGAATGCCGCCTACGATCGCTACGTCCGCATCGCGACCGAGTTCGGGTTGACGCCGTCCGCGCGGGCACGGGCGGAGCAGGCGAAGGCCGGCCAACCGTTGGACGTGTTCGAAGATGTCCTCGGCCCGCCGCTGCGCCTGGTTGGCGGCGGCAAGTCGTGAACGCTTACCTGGCCAACGCGAGCACTCTGCATTCGCTGGCCAACTAAGCGGTGCCTGTCGCCACGAAACGGCGCACAGGGCGCGCGAAAACGCCACCGACTGGAGGGCCGCGCTTCGAGCGGTTCGTGAACACGTTTTGTCCGCATGTGAAGGGTCGCTGGGTCGGCTCGATGATCGAGTTCGAGCCCTGGCAGCGGAAGTTCTGGTACGAGGCGCTCGAGGTCGATCCGGACAAGGTCGACACGCTCGGGCGCCCGCTGCGCGTCTATCGCTCGGTGCTGTGCGGCCGGCCGCGAAAGAACGCTAAGTCGTCTGAGTGCGCGGCGTACGGACTGTACGCCGGTGGACCGGAAGGTGAGCCGGCGCCCGACGTGGCAGTCGGCTCCGGGTCGCGCGAGCAGGCCGACGTCGTGTTCGGGACGATGCGCGACATGGTGCGGCTGGGTCCGCAGCTGCGCCGGATGTACGAGGCGTACCAGTTGGTGATTCGGATGCCCAGCCGTCTGGGCGTGATGCGCCGGGTCACGTCCGAAGGTGGGCTGGCGATGGGCCTGCACCTGTCGTCGTCGATCCTGGACGAGCTGCACGTTTTTCACACGCAGTCGCAGTACGAGCTGTACAACGCGCTGGTGACGTCGCACGGCGGGCGGGAGCAGCCGCTCGATCTGACGATTACGACCGCTGGCTGGAATATAGAAACGCTGCTGGGTGATCTGTATCGCCGGGCGCTCGAGTGGCCGGAGGTGGAGATCGTCGGCAAGTTGAAGTGCCTGATCGTCGCCCGCGATCGCGAGAACGGCGCGTTGATGTACTGGTGGGGCGCGCCGGACGGCGCCGACCCGGAGGACAAGGCGGTGCTGCGGGCCTGCAACCCGGGCTCGTGGGTCGACCTCGATGCGATCTTGAAGGACCTGCGTTCGGGCCGGGTGGCAGAGAACGACTTTCGCCGACTGCACATGAACCAGTGGGTGCGGGCTGTGCAGGTCTGGCTGCCGCTTGGGACCTGGTCGCAGCTCGAGGCGAAGGATCTGTTCGAGTGGCACGATCCACCGCTGCAGCCGTACGACAACGGCTCGACGCCGCCGGAGGGCGCAGAGGTGTATGCCGGCGTTGACGCGGCGCTGAAGTACGACACGACCGCCTGCACGCTCGCCTGGCTCGATCCGGAGACAGGACGTATCTGTCAAAAGACCCGGGTCTGGGCAGCTCGCAAGGACTGCAAGCATCACGTCTTCGTCCCGGGCGACCTGATTGACAACGAACTCGTGGAGTCGTACCTGCTCGATTACGTCGCCAAGCGCTACACGCTGCGCGAGGTGGCGTACGACCCGGCGATCTTCGGGCCGTCGGCGCTCCGGCTCCGCCGCAGCGGGCTGAAGATCTTCGAGTTCAGCCAGAAGTCCGCGATGATGGCCGACGCGCTGCGCGATTACTACACGGACGCTCTCACCGGCCAGCTCGCGCACGACGGCGATGACGTCTTCCGGGTGCATGCAGACTCGGCCGCAGCGGTGATGACTGATCGGGGCTGGCGGTTGTACAAGCTGAAGACGCCGATGCCGTTCGACGCGCTGACGGCCGCTGTCATGGCCGTCGATCGGGTGCGGCAGAAGAAGCGCCGGCGAGGCCCACGGATGATCTTTATGGACGAAATCGATGCCGAGCCGACAGGAGGAGAATGAGTAGCATCCGCCTGGTGGGTGACGCAGAGACGCTCGTACTGCCGCCGCCGTCGCCAAAGGCGCCGCCCCGGACTCGGCTGTTCGAGTTCATGCACGAGAATCCGGGGTCGCTGATCCTGATCATGTTGGAGTTCGCTGGAATCGTCCTGACCTGGGTGTTGGTGGTGGTCGCCGTCTTCCTGTTCGGCCTCGGTTGCTACTCGCTGACGCAGGTGGCGCCGTGAGCATGGACGAGAACGGCCAGCCGCAGCAAGGGGAGATCCAGGTGCCGGCGTTGGTCTGTCCGCCGGGCGTGAACCTGAACGTGCAGAAGCTGCCGAACGGGGACAGGCATCTGATCATCGGTCCGGTCGTGCTGGTGTTCCCGATGACCGCACAGGGCGCACGTCAGCTGGGCAGCGGGTTGTTCTCGGCCGGGATTCAGGTGGCCGCGCCCGGCGATCTGCCGAAGTGAAGTGGCTGCGCTGGCTTGAACTCGTCGATCTTGGCCTGATTGCCGGTGCCGGGCTGATCGCGTACGGCTGCTGGCTGATCTACGAGCCTGCCGGGTTGATCGTCGGTGGCGTCCTGCTGTTGACTGGCGCCGTTCTAGTCGCGCGCTCGGGCAGGGAAGAGCCCGAACAGCAGCGATAAGCAGCACGTGGGCATTGCGCGTCGCGTAGCCGCCGGGTTCGAGACGAGGGACGACCTCGAAAATCCGTCGATTCCGTTGAGCATGAGCTTGGCTGCTTTGGACGAGATGGGTTACGTCACGCCTGCCGGCGTCTCGGTCAGTCCGATTCGGGCGATGCGTGATACGGCGGTGCTCGCCTGTGTGCGGGTGATTAGTGAGACCGTTGCCGCGCTGCCGTTCCCGGTTGTCCAGGACGAAGGACCGGCGCGGGTCGAGCTGAAGCTTGATCCGCGCTGGCCGCTGCTGAACACGCAGGCGAATCCGGAGATGTCGGCGATGGAGCTACTCGAGGGGATGCTTGCCTGGCCGAACCTGTACGCCCGGTCGTACACGTACATCGAGCGCGACAACGCCGATCGCCCGCTGTCGCTGTGGCCGCTGCCGCCGCAGAACACGCGCCGCTGGCGGGCGCCTGACGGCAAGATCACGTACTCGTCGATGCTGCCGAGCGGGCAGGCGTCGATCCTGCGCCCGCAGGACGTGATTGACCTGCCGGCGTTCCTGGGCATGGCGCCGATCGACCTCGCCCGAAGCGCGATCGGTACGAAGATTGCTGCCGATGAGTTCGCCGGGCGGTTCTGGGCGAACGACGCGCGGCCGGGGGGAATCCTGTCGTTCGCCGATGCTGATCCGACTGAGGACGAGGTGAAGGAAATCAAGCGCCGCTGGGAGTCTGGGCATCGTGGCCTGAAGCGGAGCCAGCTGATCGGAATCCTGACCGGTGGGGCGACCTGGCAGGACGTCAGCGTGCCGAACGACGCGGCCCAGTTCCTGCAGACACGGATGTACGGCGTGACCGATATCGCGCGGCTGTTCCGGGTGCCGCCGTACCTGATCGCCGACCTGCAGCCGGGCTCGGTGTCGTACAAGTCGGTCGAGCAGCAGCAGCTCGACTTTCTGACGCACTGCCTGCGGCCCTGGATTCGCCGGTTGATGCAGGTGGTGAACAACCGGCTGTTCCAGACGCCCGTCGACCTGGCCTCGAGCACGTACGCGACGATCCGGACGAAGCCGCTGCTGCTCGGCGACTTGCAGCAGCGAGCGTTGTACTTCGGGCACGCGATTCAGTACGGCTGGATGAGTCCGGCCGATGTCCGCGAGGAAGACGATCTGTCCTTCGTCGAGGGCCTGGACACGTACTACAGTCCGGCGTCACAGCTCCCGGTGGCTGGAACGACTGAGCTGCCGGAGACGGAAGAGCTTGCCGAGGGCACGGAGCTCGAGCGGATGCTGCTGAAGATGCACGGCTGGCGGAACGAGCTGACGGAGTATTACGAGCAGAATCCGGAGGAGTTCGACCGGATGACCGAGGTGTTCGAAGGCATCCGCAAGGAGATGGCGCCCGCGCGCAGCGCGCTTGGTCAGCAGCTGCTGCTGGAAGAGAAGGTGTTGGCCGGTCGGAACGGTCAGAATGGCGCATGACCAAGAAACGGAGCTCGGTGCATCGAGGGGCCCGTCGCGACTGGCACAAGGACGGCACGTATGAGCGCCTGCTGCTCGAACAGGGCGGTCGCTGCGGGATCTGTGGAGCTCCAGAGCCCGAGGGTCGACGGTTCGACATCGATCACGACCACTCGCTCAAGGTGCCGGTGGCGCGAGGGCTGCTCTGCCGTGGGTGCAATATGCAGCTGCCGCGCGAGTACGACGCGGCGAAGGCGTTCCGCGTGGCTTGCTACCTGGCGATGTCAGAGGCAGCGCTGACCGGTGAAGTTCGCGATGCTGTTCGGCCTAGTCTGGTCGCTGGCGTTTCCGGCGACGGTTCAGGTCGGGCACGCGCCTGAGCACGGAGACGTCGAAGAGTCGCATCTGGTGGGTGACGTTCCGTGCGGGATCGAGCGCTGGAACGTCAAGACACTGCAGGATAGGACGGCCAGCCAGGTCCGGCTGGCAGTGTCGAAGCCGGCGAAGATCGCGCTGATGCGCGTCTGGCTGCCACCGAAGCCGATTCCGCCGGATAGAAGGGTGGCTCCGGTCGAGACGACGCGCTGGGCGGTGACGGCTCGCCTGGTGGAGATGAAGTTCGAAGCCGACTCGGATGTCCATCTGGTGATCGCCGACCCGATTACGGGTGGCTCGATGATTGCGGAGTTCCCGGACCCGGGTTGCACGAAGAAGGCCTCGTCGGGTGCACGAGCGCTGATGACGAGCGCACGAGCGGCGTTGCTGAGAGAAGAAGGCACGCCGTCAAGGTCGCGCTGGAAGAAGCTGCGCGGGCTGGTGAAGATGAGCGGGGTGGGGTTTTTCGATTACCCGCACGGCCAGACTGGCGTTGCACCGAATGCGATCGAGTTGCACCCGGTGCTCAGCTTCGTGGCGGTGGGCTGATGCCGATCCAGGAGTGCACGCTGGACGGTAAGCCCGGCTGGAAGTATGGACAGACAGGAACCTGTTACACGCACGACGGCTCGGACGACGGTTCGGCGGCGGCGAAGCAGAAGGCGATCAATCAGGCACTGGCCATCGGTGGCGGGCAGTGGCCCGAGCCGGAGAACAAGCGCCGGCCGCTGAGCCCGCTCGAGTGGGACCGTCGCTACAGCGAGGA